GGCTGAAAATATCTCATAAGAAAAGGATTCCTAACGCTGCGACAAATATGATGAGGTCGGCAATATCGGCGCGGCCATATTCACGGGCCTTGTATACCATATTGGCGAACACGGTGGCCAAGATAACCCAAATCATTCGTGATGCATTTTGGCAATCATAATTTGAATGTCATGCACCATGGCCAACAGCTCTTTTATGTCGCGTTTGAAATCGTCCTGCGATAATTCGAGTTGTATCACGCGGCTTTTGAGGCGTGCCACCGTACTATTCAGGTTCACCCAAACGCCAATTAAACCAGCCAACACTGGCACTACTGCAATCAAAATTTCAGTAATCATTTCTCCTTTTTCTGTATGATATACCACTTGTTGTCCGTGTGGCCTAAGATAGTGATTCCATCATAAGCGCGGTTGAAGTCGTAGTACGCATTCCCGTCAATGGTTACGCCTGTGTCGCCCGTGGCTGGTTCGAGCCTCACATACGTATTTGCGCTTATTGTGCTGTCGGAATGAAATTGTATGATTCGCCCGTGGCTTTCTGCAATCGGAGGCAACGCAATGGTAGCCGCGCCGTTTGAACCTTTCCACGTGTTGAAAATGTGCAAATCGGTATCACCGACCGTCGTGCGGTCTGATGGATTGTGGCCTATCTCACGGTTTGCACGCTGGTCGCGGCTGCCATATCCTTCGTAACCGTCGCCCAGCATCTTGTTTGAAGCTTGAAAAGCAGTCGCAGATTTGACAATATCAGCTTCCGTTATTGGTGTCGTGGTATTCTTTACGTCGTCTTGGTCTGCCGTTACGCCGCTAATGTCGCGGCTAATCAAAAACGCTTCCACCTCATTCGTAAGGCTGCGCGCCGTGTACGTCATTTCAAATAAAGCGTAATCGCCATCGGTGTCGTCGATGACTTGCCACATATAAATCGGTAAGCCGTAAACTTCGCCGCGTTGAATGCGTGTCGGCTTTACTTGGCCGCCGAGGATTTCCTGCACCGCAAGCTTGTTGATGCTTAAGCCCGTGCCCGTGTAGTTCAGCGACTGCCATGACGTGCTGAACGTCTGTAAAAAGCCTTCAATAAAACTTATGGTGCCGTCAGCGTTTACGGTTTGGTAATCGCCGAATAGTACCTCGCCTTGGTCAAGGTCAGCGCGCGCGGTGTCGCTGTTCGTAGCGGTAAAACTTACGGTATCGCCTAACGCCTCATCGCCAATCACGTCAGCACGCAGGACGACGATTTCATAATCAGCGTCGGTGGTGTTTGTCAAATCGGTATCGGCTGCGCCCGTGTCGTCGATGCCGTTAATATCTACCGTAATATCGAGGCCGCTTTCGTCTGATGCCAGCGCAGGTAATTCAATGTAAAACGGAATTGTAAGGCTTTCGCCGTCCTGTTTGTCAAATATTGGGCTGACGATTGTGTACGTAGATGCCGAGCTGCTTAAGCTGGTGTTGCCATACACGTGCGTCGTGTATTCATACGGGAATTCATCAGGGTCACCAAAGCCGTTGAATACAAGCTGCGAACCTGTGTATGTGACGTTTCGCTGCAAGTACTTGGTGCCGATTTTAATCGTGAATTCCAATTCAACGCGGCTTACGCGGTCGTTGCCTGTACTCGTACCGTCGCCGTCGTACGTGTAGTTGAATGTGCCGCTGACGGCCAAAACGGTCCCGCTTACGTAATCAATATCGGTGTCGCTTAAGGTAGTGCCGAATTGCGCTTCCGTGTAAAGGTTATCCAATATTACAGGCCAGTTTCCGTTGAACCTGCGCGTGCGCGTCACCGTCTTAAGCGGTGCGAGGTAGCTGTATTCGTAACCGCGCAACCGTTCGAACGTACTATCAAACGCTTTGGCCGCTGCGATGCTTTGCTGCGTGATTGCCGTGCCGTCCTTTTGCGTGCCTTCTACCGTAAGCGTCGTGCTGTACTTCTGCGCACCTACTGGCAAAAACCACCATTTGCCTTGCGCTTGAAAAATGCGAGCGTTGAATACGCGCGCCAAACTTTCCAGCACTTCGAGCGCGCTGTAATATTGATTGACGCCGTTTTCGTCAGGATTGTAAAGTCCGTAATGGCTTATCCGTGTATCGTCGAGCTGGTCGCTGCCTGTGTAGTCGCTGCTGTCGAAATCGTTGACGTAATAAAGAAAGTCGTCCGTGCCCCAAAGATGCGTGGCCCGCGTCTTATTCAAACAGTTTAACAAGTGTTCAACTACCGACGCTTCGCCCGTATATGCCGCGCCGTCGTTGTTGTATTTGACGCTTTGCAAATTACCAAGGTCGTCCGATGCTGTGAGCGTGTTTTGGATTGGGTAATAATCAAACGGCCTTACCACTTGCTCAGGCAACAAGATGCCGCCCCACCAAAAGTCGTCCGTGCCGTCAGGGTCTTTGCGAACGCTCACCGAAAACCGAACCTCGACATTCGTAGCCAGCAAGTCCATAAACGTCGTGTGGTCGCTGTTTTCTTCCGTGAGCGTAAACGTCACTTCGCTACCAATTACGGGCTGGTAACGGTCTTCGTTGTTTCCGCTGTATCGCAGTACAAACCCGTCGGCACCCAGCTTAAACGGTACGATACTTCCAAAGTAATCGCTGTCGTGGATGTTTACCTGCCAATCGTTGCCGAGGTCGTCGGTGAACTCTGCCTGTAGTCGTATCGCGTCTGCCATTAGAATCCTCTTACGCGGTTGCGGTCAATGCTGTTGCGTTCGCTGGTCAGCAATATATCTCGGCCTGAAATCTTGCCGGTCACCTGCACGGATTGACCGCCCATCATGCTCTGCAATTTGTCAAGCGGTGCAATTACTTCAGGGTTATGTGAAGCGCCTGCATACTCACCGACCTGCGCAATGACGGGACCGCTGACGATACCACCGCCGGCAAATTGTGGAATGCCTAAACCTTGGCCAATGAATTTACCAAGGCTCAAACCACCGACGCCCATGCTGCCAAATATTGTGTTAAGTATCACAAATTGAGCAATCATTACAGCGATTTGCTTGACAAGGTTTTTCAGCATATCGCGCATCACTTCGCTGAAGGTCTGCGTGCCGCTCATTACTTGGTTGAACGTGTGTTCTACAAAGCCTGCGACGCTTTGCGCCATGGCCTGCGTCTGTCGCTTAACAAGGTCAGCCGCTGCAATCACTTGGTTTATGTCCTCCTCTTCTACCACGTCCTCCGGCATATCAATGTCAACTATGTTGAGCGTGGTATCAATGACGGGCGGCGTCACGCTCGGCCCTTCTACTGCGCCACCGCCTGCACCAGCAAACAAATTGTCCATCATGGTAGTCAGTCCACCAAGCGTGCGCAGCGTTTCGGCTACCGTGTCCTCACTTACTAAGCTAATTGGCTCGCGGTTTACTTGGTCTTCCACTGCCGTCATAAAATCCTCGGCGGCTTTCTTTCCAAAATCGGCCATGCGTTCGCCTGCGTTGGTAAAGGCTTGGCCAATGAGTTCAGGTATCGCACTGAAGTCGCCGCGCATAACTGCGCCAATCACCGCGCCAAGGTCTTTGAATCCTTCTATGACGCTATCGACTGCGAACAAAAAGAAATCGAACACCACTTGCACCGTGCCTTTGATACCGCCAATGATGCCACGCAGCAAACTCGACTCATTGTAAAGCGTGATAAAGTAATTGATGACGCCGGTAATGTATGGCGCAATTTCATCGGCAAAGGTGACGATAGCAATGCCAAGCCCGACGATGGCGGCAATGGTCAAGCCGATTGGACTCATCAGCATCATGAATCCCTGAATGATTGAGGGCAAAATCATAAGCAGCGGACCAAGCGCCGCGCCAATTCCTGCCGCTATCAAAACGTACTTCTTCGTTTCCGGTGATAGCTGCGTGATGGTTTGCATCAAGCCGGTAAACTTGTCAAGCATATCCTTAAGCACCGGCATCAAGCTCTCTGCAAGTGATGCGCCTGCTAACTTCAAATTATCGAGCGCCGTGCTGAACTTACCCGCTGCCGTTTGGCTCAGGCGTTCCATAGCGCCGGCAGCAAAACCGCCTTCAGTCGCAAAGCTTTTGAGTGTGTCGTTAAACTGCTCTACGCTGACGCGACCGGCGCCGAGTTTGTCGGCTGGTAATCCAGTCGCCTCTGATAACGCTGTAAAAATCGGTATGCCTCGTTCTGCTAATTGGTTGAGGTTCTCCAACTCAACCTTACCTTTCGCGTTGACCTTGGCAAAGATGGCAGCTATCTCGTCGATTGGTTGGCCGCTGGTCGCTGCGATGTCGCCAAGGAATTGCAGTTGAGTGTTTACCTCATCAATGCCCGAACCCGATGCGATAAGTTGCCGCGCTGACTTTGCTACGGCTTCGATTTGAAAAGGCGTCTTTGCAGTAAAGTCGTTCAGGTTGCGCATCATATCGGCCGCCTGCTTTGCGCCTCCCGTCAAGCTGATGAAGCTGGTTTCCATCGTTTCGAGGTCCGCCGCCGATTTAATAGCAGCGGCACCCAGCGCAGCAATTGGCATCGTAAGCGAGCGCGTCATACTTTGACCGAGCTGCTTGGTGCTTTTGCCAAAGTTCTGCATCTTACGCATCGACTGGCCTAATGCCTTATCGAATTGCCGCGTTTGTGCGCCTATCGTTACAATTAAGTCATTTAATTTCGCCATTGGTCACGCTCTAAAATTCGCTGCTTTAATTCCTCTTTGGTAAGGTTGTGCCGGTTCTTCTCAGGCCGCTCCCACGGAAACTGCATCAAATCCTTTGGGGCTAATTTACGGCCTTTTTTTAGGTGCGGTTGGAACATCATAGCACCGAGCCACCGCACGCGCTCCCACTCGGCACGCTCGCGGTATTCCTCTACCTCTCTATTGCCGTCAAGTGCGAGGCTTATTTCTGCGAAGGTCATTGACCAAAACGCAGAAGGGGACAGACGCAGTACGCCCATCCCCATCCGTATTATTTCGGCCCAGCCTACCGGCTCCTCCGTGCCGTCTATCTTTTTTTTTGGTCGCTGTACTCGCCGAGAACATCGAAGCACTGCGTGACGTGAGCCAGCGTGATATGCTCCTCAAACTCTGCAAGCTCCATCGTAAACTCCACGCCTTCGAAATCGCAGCCGCATTCGACGCCTACGAAGCAAAGGTACGCGCACGCCTCGGCGCTTAGTTTCGACGGGTCCGATAAGCTGAACACGTTCACCTTGGCTTTGCGTTCAAACTTTTTCAGCGCCTTCATAGAATAGCGCACTGGATAATCCGTGCCGTTTACTTCTATCATGCAGCAGGTGTGTCGGTAATTACGCCGCTGATTTCAAAAGTGGCGCTGTACGTCGCTGTGTCCTCGGTGCCGCCTGACTGCTCCAAGCTGGTCAAGAAACCCGTGCAAGCAAATGACAAATCCCCCGTTACTTCGTTCGCCTTTTCAAAGGTCAAAGACAAAGCCGTGCGGTTTTCAAAAGCCACAAACAAATCGGTTGTGTCTTTGTTTGACGCGTCGGTGTAATCAATCAAACCGCTGCAACTGATGGAACCGGAACGGGTGCCGGCTAAAAGCTCACGCCATCCCGCGCTGTCTTTGGTTGTGATGTCGATGGTTTCCATGCTCAAAGAGAGAGAGCAATCGGTGGCGGCTGCAATCAACGTGCTGTCGATATATACGCCTAATTCTGTACCGTTAAAAATGGCCATTTTATTCTTCTGTTATGTCGTTAGATTCTTCGTCGGTCTTTTTCTTTGGCGCGTCTAAGTAGCCTTTTTTCTTCAGCTCTTCAGCGAAAGCGGTGGTAACTGTTGGCGTGTCGCCTTTCTTCCAGTTGTTCCCGCGTAGCTTGCACGCTTTTTGGATTGTAACCTTCATGGCTGCAATTTAGTCAATTTCTGATTCATTAAATACCTGCGCGTTCTGCTGCCGTCGTGCAGTGCCTTGCTTCGATACTGTCGAGCGTAGCGCGTAACCATTCGCCCAGCGGCTTCAGCGTGCTTTCTCGGTAGTTGGCTCCCAGAGTCGCGCTTACGGTATGCGTTCCGAACGGGATGCCGCTTTTGTAAATCAGGACCGCGTTAAGCATTTCTGCCGCCATGACGCTGACGATTTTGCTCAGTTGCCGAAAGGCTTCGTACAGCTCGCGCCTTAGTGCCAGCGGGTACGTGATGACGTGAACGATGGCGACCGCGATGCCGTACACAAACCCGACGGGCACGGCTACGAGAGCCAAAGCAAACAGCGCGACGGTCTTAAATATCTTCATCGGTAAACCAGCCCGCTGCTTTCATGTAGTCGTAATCGCGTACCGTAGTCGTGCTTGGAATGATATGCCCAAACGGAAAACGGTGATTGGTCTGCACGTATGCGCTGAGTTGGTAGCGTTCGTCGTTGGTGAGTTCAGGAAAACACGCCGTCAGCTTTTCGAGCGTCGCCGCTTCGTGGACGTGGATGAGGTAATCGGTATCCACCTGCAAAGCGTTTTGGATTCCGTCGGGGTGCGTAACGATTCCAAAGACGGTTGACGCCTTTTCGCCTTCTGCCTGAATGAGAACGGGCCGCGAGATGTTGTAGAGTTCTCGCGTAATTTGCTTTGCCCGTGCTTCGCTTGTCTGCGTGGCGGTTGGAAGAACTATGATATATCCGTTCATCAGTAGATTGAATAGAAGGTGTTTATGTTGTCCTCGATATTTGTGCGGTTGCTGGATTGGTCGGACGGGTAAATTATAACAGCTTGAATAGTGCCAATGAAATACATGGAGCCGTTACGCGAACCTAATACGCTGGCGTCGCCCGCAAGTGTACGAGTGTTGCTTGCGTCAATCGCCGCACTTCCATCGATGTGCATATCAACAGCCGCACTATCGGCTTGAGTAAACATCAATAGTTGGGCATTTAGAGCGTTGTTTTTGCCAGCATCTGTCGCGTCGGGGTAAAAACGAACCGATAAATTACTTGCAATTCTATTGAATTGAATTACAACGTCTCTGGTGTCGTCTGTGTATTGCATCGCAACAGCTTCGCTTGAGGTGGTGCACTTCATCACCATGACTATAGTTGACGTCGTAATGTCTGAAAAGTCGCTCTGCAAATCCAAATCTTCGCTTCCCGTAAATTCAAGGGCAGGCTTCCCGTTCTCCGTCACCACGCCCGTCGCCCCGTCGTAAATCTTTGGCATATTCGCCGTAGTCGCCTGCGCCGCGTCGTTGCTGTTTCCTGATTGGTCGTACCACTTACTCACGAACCCGTCGTTACTTCCGCAATGCGCAGCCAAGGCAGTCGTGTCAAGTTCGCCGTTGCTAAATCCGATGTCGGCATACGAAGTGCCGTTGTAAACTTCAACCGCATCGCCTGAGTAGGTGCTGGATAGTAAACGCAAGGAATAAGCCGCCGCTGCGCCGCTGTAATCGTCAAGCAAGTAACTAACGGCTGCGGTATCCTCCCACGTCATTTTCAGGCTAATCGGTACAGTGCCGCCCGTGCGCGCTTTCAAGTATGCCAACAGCGTCGCCTTTGCCGTAGCGTACGCCGTGTCGTCTGCAATATCTGCGAACTGCGTCCAATCGGCTGAGGTGTCGGGGTCGGCCTGCGCCTTTTCAGCGTACCACAACTTTCGCCGAATGACGTTGCCCGCGCTCGGCGTGTCGCTTGATGCCGATTCGCTTAACCCGTCGCCGTCCGCCTGCGCTGTGTAGTACAGCTCGACCGTTTCCGTAGCGCCTGAACGTAACGTGCCCGCTTCCGAAACGTAACGTTGATGGTAGTACGTACTTGGAACGGATGGAATGGACAAAGCAGAAGCCGCCCAATACGTGCCGTTGTATTGCAGCACCGCGCCTGAACTTGGCGTTGGTACTTGCACGTCGTCTAATTCATCCAACGTTGAAGCGCCCGCCGTTCCGCGTGACCAAAAGCCGCTCTGGTATACCAGCGCGTCGCCTTCCGCTGGCGTGCCAATTATCTTTACGTCATCGAGGTCGTCCAGCCCGTCAGGTATCGTATTTAATTCGGTCTGCAAACCCGTGACGCTTGCAATAGGCAAAACGATTTCATCCTGATAAATCGCGCTCCATGTGCCTTG